ACTGCTGGTATTGCTTGCTCTGTGGCGGTGTCGATTCCCGCACCCGTTTCCGCCACTGGCATACGCTTGGCTGCAATATCATCTGAACCTAGAGCAGCATCGGTGTCTACTGCCCCGAGAGCTGCTACTATATCTGCGCCAAGCGCGAAATCTTCGTCGGAGAAAATATTTAAACTAGTTAGCGTTGAGCTATCAACACCAGATCCCATATCCACGCCTGCGATCACCGTCGCAAGCGTGGGCGCTTCGGCATCTGTGGCACTATCTGTAGCTGTAGTCCTACCTGCCAGCGTAGCGGTTTCCGCGCTTGTACCGCTGTCGGTACTTTGCGGCGGTCGAGCTACAAGTGTGGTTGCTTCTGTGGTTACATTGGCATCCGAAGATGCCACAATTCGCGTCGGAATTACATCCGAGCCATAGCCCGCATCCGTGACATTGTATGCAACAGGAGTAATTAGGGTATAAGCATCGCCACCTATGCCGGTGTCACCTGGATAGACTGCTACGAACGGTATCGAAGCAGTCTCAGAGTATAAACTACCGGCATCACTACTTTGAGCTACTGCTTGCAATGCTGATGTAACATCATTACCGCCGCCACCATCAGAACCGGATACTTGGAGAATTTCCGGAGTGTAAGGCCCGGTTGGTGGAGTGAAGTTAGCAGTCCAACGTGCAATCCCCTTAGATATTCGGATTTCGTCTAGTAGGCCATTGAATGGCTGAATAGCGTCCTGAATATCGCCAAGAATCGCACTGGCCGTGCTATTAAAGAGCGTGACACTGATGGCCTTGGTACTCCCGATTTGCGTCCCATTAATGAAGCACAGCAAGCCAGTGCCGGATCGCACTAGAGCCACATGATACCATGTATTAAGAGTCGTGCTCCAGTTGAATGTTATCGGGCCAAGCGCAGTAACTCCGTCTGAGGAATAGACAAACTGTATCTGGTTTGCCCCGCCAGCATAGCGGAAGTCGAAGGTTCTTTGATTGCCGGCCTGGTACCATTTTGTAAACCAGCTTTGAGTACCAGATGCGCCAACGAATCTCATCCAGAAATCAATCGTGAAATCGCCAGCACCGAAATCAAAATCAGCGTGATTAGGTGTCTGGATACTATCGCCGGAACCATCGAAAAGAGCAGCTCCTCCACCGAATTTCTGTGGTGATGATGAAATTTGAGTGTTCCCCTGTGCCGTCCAAGTATGAGGAACATAAGATGCATCAGGGAACGAGTTAGATCCAGCCGTACCATCACAATGCAAGCAAGTTTTCGTGTACGAATCTATGCCATAGATCGGTGGCGGCGGGCCAGTGTAAGGAGTTATCTCTAGTGCAATGCCCATGTATCTGGCAGCGACCGACCATGTTGCGATTAAGTTACTGTCGAATATCTGCTCATATGAAGTTACCCACTGATCATTACCGGGTTGTCCAGCCTGGGCGAACTGGAAAACGCCGCTCTCTGGCGTAATCGTGGCGCCCTGGTTGTTATATGCTGCAAAGAACATATAACTGTTCGGAGTAGTGCTAGCCGACGACGAGACATTGACTTGCGTGCTTGTTACGTTACCATCATTACTTGAGTTAGACTGTGCAATCGGATTCGTCGTATCTATGCCCGAATACTCTTCTACGCTAATATACAGATACGCCGCGCCTTTTGCCAGCGTCATCGTTATTGTGCCGCTTCCCGGCGTAGCACTTGTTCCGTAGAAAACAGTCATGCGCCGGTTACTGTTTCCAATTGTTTCGGTTCTCGCTTGAGTCCACGTTAAACCGCCGCCGGACAACGTTGGCGCAACGCCACAGGGAGTAACTGACGGGTTTTCAACTACTGTTACCAAATAGAGGTTATTCGCGACTGGAGCTAAAACTGTCGCGGTTGTAACCGACGTACCAGTAGCCGTAAAAGCCTCGTTGAATTTGTGCGCTACTGCGATTGCCTGGGGAGTTACGACTGCCATGTTACGAGAGTGTCACGGCCCCTGAGAGAGTCCAGGTTCCTGTGGACTTCGTTCCAAGCGAAGCAACCTTGCGATTGAGGTTTGTAGTGCCGCTGGTGAATCCAGCACCAGAAGCTACGGTAGCACCAGCAGAAATACTCCACTCCTGCCATGCCCAATTTGCCTCAGTAGTAGTGAAGTCAGACTGGAATGTGCAAGTTTGTGATGCCCGCGAAGGATACGTAGCGTTCATTGCCTTGTAGAATCTGTTTGTAGCAGCTTGCAATTCAGTCTGTGTAGCTGCCTCTGCGATGTTGCTGTCACCAACACCGACGTACGAGTTACCGCTCGACCAAGGGTTAGTCGCAACCTGATTCGATACAACCGTTGCAATCATCGTCATATCCATAAGCCGCTGAATACCCTCATTCAGCAGAAGGTTGCCCGCGATTTCCTCGATCTCTTCCGCACCACCAAGAAGGCTGCGCAGGATCGCACTCGAAACTGGCGAATCATCAGGAAGCCAAAGCTTCTTACGAGCAAAGACACAAGCTTCCTCGCTCCACTTCTCACATGTCCAGAGTGTGCTACCCAACATCACCACTACCCCCATCACTAGCAGTTATAGTGCCTGCCGGTGCCTCTACCGGCCGATGATCCTCATGCAGCTCTGCATCCGCATCCCCTAGGCTACCTGCATCTACCAACTCCTTTACCTGTTCCTCGGTTTGCCCTGCTTCCTTGAGTTCCTCATCAGTAATCTCATCGCCTGGCGCAAACCTCTTATCACCAAGCTGAATAAATGTGAGTGCCTTCATGCTCCTGTATCTCCTTCTACTCGGATAGTGAAGGTATCATTGTTGTAGGCTGCCGCTCCAGCATTTACTGTTCTTCTGATCCAGACTCCGTATCTTGATCCGGCTGGCAATGTCCCGACTGATAGTCCCACAGGTTTTGTTGCGGGGGCCGAGAACACAACCCCCACAGGAGCGGTATTCTCATCCGCAACAACTTCCATCGTTTGATTGGATCCCATCGCGGTGAGTCCAATGGATACTGATGTATCAACATCAGGAGTATTAACCTGAATCCAAACGACAGTAGCCTGCAAGTCCACATCGCCATCGTTCTTGACGTAGACTCCACGATACTCAATATCCCCCACGCTACTTTCCGAGCCGAGAACATCATCAAAGAGATTACCTGGAACTTGTGTAGTCGATATAATACCTCCTAGCGAAACGTTAGGATTTGTATTGCTCGCCCCGCCACTCAGATACCATCTTGGGATTGCTGCCATAATGCTCCCTTCCTTATAGATAGCTACAGACAGCAGCTATAACGGTGCCGCTATCTGTTCCGTAAAATCCGATTTCTGAGCAGTTAGGATCGTTGGGATAGGCCAACAGATTATATGTAGTTTTTACTCCCACACTTGTCGGCCTCATCTTAGACAGGGTTGCGCCCATTCTGTTGGCGTTGTTCGCTGTATTCCCCGAATAGATGCAAGAAGTCCAGGTCTTGTCAGTTTCGGTACTTGTCGTGGTAGAGAGCGTAACGTAATCTGTAATCTCGCCGGCTCCACCCGTATATCGTGACTTGAGATAACACGCATATGCGAGCATCCACGATCCGATCGGAACAGTGATGCTAACACCCGGAGCCACCCAGATTTTCTGAGACGGGTTGGTTATCTTCATATCGGTGTTATTCGTAACAACAACAGACCACTTAGTAGACTCGAGAGGCATACCAGGCGGTGCTTTAGCGTTCGAGTATTGCAGACCCGTGATACCAGGCGTAGCCAGCAAAGCATAGTCAGTCCCGCCGTACATGGTGATCGTGCTGTTGCCGCCTGCATACGTTACGGGAGCAGTAACGATAAACCACTTCTGTGTTGTTTGAAGCAGGTTAATGCGGCTGCCAGGGCCAATCACGCCAGTCAGGTCAACACCCACAACATTCATGGTAAACGTGGGAGGATCGGAAACTCCCAAAGATGCAGGTTGCGTGATAGTAGCCATATCTCTGCCTGCCCACTTAATACCCTGAGTAGTGCCAGGATCGACGGTGAGGATCTGTCCCAAAGTCCCCACAGGAAGGCGAGTAACCGCGTTATCTGCGGTACCTACGATTAGATCGCCTTTGGCGTCAATGATGGAGAGGGGAATAGTGTTGCTTAGGTCGGCACCGCTGACTCTCCACCATACATTCCCATCATCATACCAGAGTACGTGAGTATCCGTAGTCCACCAGAACCTACCGCCATTAACGAAGTACCCACTAGCGCCGCGCTCAGCATCCGTGCCCTGCTGGTAGACTGGATCTACGTCTACCTTTTGTACCAAAGCATAAATATCACGCGGTACATCTGGCCTATCACCGCGAGTTAGATCAGGATAAATTATCCCTCGTCTAGCTGAAGTCTGCATAGAGCCTCCTATGGGCCAGGATTCTGATATACTTGCTTGTACGTCTGCTTGCTGTCCAGAACATTCTCGTAATCATCGTGATTGTCATAGAGAACCTGATATGTCGCCCAAATACCTGGAGCGCCAGCAACCACAACATACTGTCCAAGTAGACCAGCAGGCTTTTGTTCGTGGATAATGTCTCCTACAGGGCCACCACCCGCCGGTCTAGTACCTACCACAAACGGAGAAGCTACTACTCCAACCTCTATTTGGGCAGCATCTATCAGGAAAGCTGTTGCAACAGCCACGGCAGTCTCGATATAAAATCTATATTTCGTTCCTTGTACTAGCGGCTGATTAGGAGTCAGCGCCACTCGCATCCAGTTATTCGTCGGATCTATAACATCGGATATACTTATCGTAGCACCGGCTGCCGTGGTTATCCGCAATCTAATCTGCTCAGATGCTCTGACATATACGGATGCTGTATGTGGATCAGTCTGCGTAGGCGTGAATTCCGTATATGTACCCTGGAATGGGGCGGTGCCAGTCGTAGCTACCTGAGCAGAGGCAGCGCCGTGAACGAGGTCTGTTGTGATTCTTTGGATAGTAGCGCCACGGAAGTGAATCTCACCACCGGACAGGATAATCGAACTAACCTTAATGACACCAGTTCTTCCATAAAGTCCTGGTCTGAATGCGCTAAGCACTCCAGAGCTTATTAAAGCACCCGACTTCGCCCTAATTCCAGAGCGCCCTCCCAAAACCGCCATTTGGGAAATAACGCTGCCAGTTTTGACTAGCGAGCGAAACTTTCCGCTACTTACAGCAGTCGAATCAACCGTTATCTGCCCAGTCTTTATGTAAGTGATTGGGGCAACTGACCTGATCGCAAAGACTAATCCAGCCCATTGATCGGTGATTGTCTTTGTTACTGTAGAATGAGCAGGCCCCGTCGATGGCGAGGGCATATCCTTTTCGGCGCTAGTATATCCATAAGACGTATTGCCGGAACCAGTGTTATGAGAGCCGCTCGTTATCTCCGTGTATCCATTCGTAGGGCCAGTCATTGCATAAGGCCGCACACATACCCATGCGGCAACATGACGCTCAGCCACAGCTACGCTAGTGTTTACAGTACCGGAGTCACATATAGTTCCAGCACCTGAGTTTGTTGCAGAAACATCAATCGGTGATGGATCATTACCCGTGTAATTCAGAATTTGAATCGCACAAGGTCTGTTCGCCCCTAACTGCGCTTGCACGGCTGTTGGTTCATTAATGCCGGCAATCTTATAGAATGCCGTGATTCGACAATGGCCCGCACTAACAGCCGTGGCGATCTGTACCCAACCAGTCCCCATCATTGCAGGAGTAACGTCCCCTGGATAAACGTTGATAAATAGAATACAGATCATAACGCTGCCCTGTGGAGGGGCAACGCCAAATGTAGCCAGGGGAGTATTCTGGCTATCGTACTCCGTAAACTTAGTAGCCTGAGCTGAGACTATAGTTGACATTAATGATTAAGCTGAACCGCCGGCGTTACCTTGAGAACGTCATTCGTGACCAACGTGACGGCCGTAAGGTCATCGAAGTTTGCCTGACCAACGCACCTAGTTGGAGTAGATACGCCTCCTGCACCAGTATCCCAACCGATGAAGAAGCCATTAACTGTGTCTCCTGTGGCCCCCACTGTGGGGAATGTTACCTGCGGATAGGTTGACTTCCTGCCATCCGTGCTAGGCGATGTAACCCCTTGTGCTCCCCACGAGGCTGTGGCGAGAGCTTGTCTTGCATAGTTTGTATAGGTGGATTCCGTAATTGCAACTACTGTCTGACCGCCTGTGATAACCGTGTTGGCCGTCTGAGACTTGAATAGGCAGAGAGACAGAGTTGTGATGCGCAAATCAGCTTTGGGGAACTGACCGAGGTAAAGATCCAATCCCTCGTCCGGCAGGATTTCCGCCATGAATTCCATCAAGAGGCCATCGACTACATCAAGCTTCTTACGATATCCATGTCGTCCGATGCGCCGCTTGTCTGCCGCCTTAAGCACAGCAGCTCTGTGAATAGCTGCAAGAAGCGGAATTTCTTCGTAACTCGCCATTCCTCCCTCCTTAGTCCTTTATGCAGGTGAAGATTGTTGTCTGTCCGCCAGGGTGATTGATAACTAAATCTCCCGGCGAAAAGTTGTTCGGGCAGTTAGCTGAGCCAGGTGGCCCTTGTGGCCCTTGTGGCCCTGTATCACCTTTAGGCCCAGGCGGGCCTTCCGGCCCACGTGGCCCAGTGGCGACATTAATCGTAACAGTCCTAGTCGGGCCAGTAGCAGCACCAGCTATGAAATAGCCAGAAGCAGCCGCGAGCAGTAGTGCAAAAAACCCCACAGCAAGCGGGAGCTTCATTGCGACTTCATCTCCAGCATTGCAGTTTTGACCTCTTGCACTCGCTCATCACACTCTTTCTTCATGCGCTTGCGAGTTATTCGCAAGGAGACTAGCGCACTAATCACTGATCCGATTCCTGTGAGTATTGCACCTAGTTCCTCCCACGACATTACGCCCCAATTTTCGCTTGTGCTTCTCCCGAGATTCTCGTTAGCTCCGCTATAAAGTCCTCATCCGAGACTTCTCCCTCACTATGTTTTTCCCTAAGTTCTGCTAATTCTACCTCGGCAGCAGCACCAGCTTCTTCATGCTGTCCCTCGAATTCATCTTCGCCTTCGAGAGCGTGAAATTCCTCTACTGCCTTTCCTGGCGTACCACACTCGGGGCAGACACCTTCTCCATAGTCTTTTCCCTCTTCCATCTCTTCTGCGGACTTGCCTGTTTTCATGGTATTCTGAGCTGCTGTCATACCTCCCGTAAAATAGCCGGGAGTATCTTTTACACCCAAGATGCATTCTTCATTGGTACACTCGTACACTTCTGCCATGATTCCCTCCTGGGACGCATTGTGGACAAAATATCCGCGGTACTGACAGAGCGGGATATGCAAAGACATTCCCGCAGCAAATGCACTCTCCCGGTTTCTCGAGGATTGAGTCATAAACGAGATTTGCGTATTTGTTCTTCTCGACGTGGTGAATACAACATATCACTGCTTTGCCGCCTAATCTCACGTCCGTCATGCTACGTACCAACCCGATGTATCCACCTCAAACGAGGGATTCGCGACTAAGTTAGTGACAGGCCAGTCTGCTGAGGGAGTCTCGTCGCCGAACGTAACCACAGTGAAGTGGTAAGCATCCGTATCCCGTTCATACAACTGCACCGTCTTAGTTCCCGTTAGCCTCGTTCTAATGGCATCACTGAAAGCCTTGGGAGTTCCGCGCTGCCAACCGATATGATCGCGAATCTGCTGTCTCTGATCGCTCTCGGGAAGCGTCCTATCTAGGATAACCCCGAGGAATTGACCTAGCCACTGGAGAGCATCGAGTTTGATGGTATCCAGAGCTAGCATTCCCTCCCACGGAATATCTGAGTGAGATAGAGTATCTAGCTCTTGCAGCATCTGCCCGACACCATCGAGATACCGTAGCAACGCATAGCCCGTGTAGTTCTCAGAATAAGTAAGCGGAAGCATCTGCTCCCACAGAGCTACTGCGAAGCTACCGGCGTCCGGTCTACCGTTTACGCTCATTGGGTATAAGTTATATTCAATGTACCGGGAGTCGGCAAAGGCACGACTCCGGGTATAGTCAAGTCTGCTGGATATTGCGCCCCGCCTGCCAATCCCATTCTCAGGACTACGATTCTATTAACCCCACCGACGTTATTGATAACCGTCGAAATCTCGAGATAATAGATTGTATTGATGTTATTCCACGTTTTGGGATCATCGGGGTTATCCTGAATATCCATCCCCCACTTCGAGGGGTCGAGATAACTCTGTAGAGCACCTACAATCCTAGAAACTACATCTGCTGGATCATATCCGCTCAGGACAGTAACGCTGCAAGTCACATCTATTCCCGTTACAGTCGCATCCATGACATTCACGACGAAGTTGATTTCCCGCATGGCATCCAGATAATTCTTTACATTCGTTCTAATTGTGGAAGGCACCGGGTTTCCATGTTCATCGAGGGATACTACAGTCACCATACGCTCGTTGTTCCAGGTTCCTGTGGCGGGGTTGTATAAATCGAGCGTTGTCGCCCGTTGGACGCCAGGAACCTTGCGAGCAAGAATGGAAAAGTCTCGCGGCAATATTGGCCGTGGCGAGATAGTTTGTAGTTCCAGGGCCAGTCTATCGAGGTAGGCGTCATCGGATTCTGCATCTTCACCACCCGCACTAGGGCCAGATTGAGTAACGTAGTCTACCCACACAAAGGGGTCGATCAATTCGACAGGGCCATTAGCAGCACCCAGACCAGACGAGGCAGAACCACTAATAGCGGCCGTCCCGATAACCTCGCCTACACCTGTAGAGTTGCTGCCGGGCGGAATAGCAACATCAGTCAAAACCGTGAAAGCGTGGAGTTCTCCTGTCGAATCTCTGATACCGAACTGAGTACCGGCCGTTATCGTGTGGCCCACCGTATCCAGCACATGCCATGTAGTATTGACCATTGCTGTGGAGGCTTCGACAGACGTGATGCCAAACAGACTAGTGCCGAAATAACGGAAGATCGCCTTAGGCACTTCTGTGGACAGAGTACCGATATCTGCGGCTTCACTCGAAAACGCCTCAACCATCCAAACATCAAGCTGCCCCTCTGACGCGCTCCAGCCGGGGATGTTGAGTTCTAGGAAAGCAAATGCCTGCTCCATCAGCGCTCGAGAATCTGTCTCGATGGGATACGTGATGAATCTAGAGTTGCTCATCAACATCAACTCCCACCTGAACTTGAGATAGATAGTCGATCATATCGAATAGCTGATCCAGTACCATGTGTGCCCTAGGCTCATTCTCCGATACTTCGTGCTCAATCAGATTTACGTCAACAGGCACAGTCTCGAATGTAGGATCGGTTATGCCAAATGTCGGCACGTAAAAGCGCGTCCCTCGCTGAGTGAGCAGAGCCGCGTGAACGCAGTTAATCACGTCTTTATCCGTATCTTGCTGAACCACGCCACAGTGGTGATTCCTACCGATTTTAAACGGTAGGTCAAAGTGAGGAATCGGAACTAACTCGGCCACCAGACCACCACCCAAACCTCCCGTCTATTGTCGAAGGCAATCAGACATTTATCGTTCTTCTTTGGCATGATTATCTTGGGGATTACCACTATATGCGGAGCTTCCGGGCCTTCCGATACATCCACATTTTCTGGAATCACGCGCGGCATCCATTCGCAAGGCCCCCACAGGGAGACGGGATCGATATCGGGGATAGTTATATAAACAAGCTGAGTTAACTGAGTAGCAGTCGTGGCAATCTTTGCAGACCACAAACCATAAATCTGCGTCTCGTAACGCTCTGCCTGTGGGATTAAGTCTCTTACGTCGCTCATTAACCTGCTGCTGGTCTAGTAGCACCAACAAAGCGAGGCCCATACCACTCGCTATGTATATTGCTTACCTTGACAACATCGCCTGTATGAGGAGCTTGAACCATCTGGCCATTGCCGATATAAAGACCACAATGTCCAATATCTCGGTCGCTAGCGGGTAGGGTATCATCGAAGAACACTATATCTCCGGGCTGCAATGTTTGGACTCTAGACAATCTTGGTCCTGCATCATACTGAGCCTGAGCATTGTGCGGAAGTGAAATACCTGCTGCTGAATATGCAGCCATCGTAAGCCCTGAACAATCGAACGCCGCTGGCCCCGACGCACCCCACGAATAGGGTTTACCGAGTTGCGCCATCGCATAATCTATAGCCGTCTTTGGAGCACCAGCAGCGGCTATCACTGGTGGAGCACCGCCAGACGGGCCAAGCTCACCAGGCACGTTAGGTCGCGGAACCTCGCCGAACGGGAACTTCTGAGCTTGACTCTGAGCAGTTGGCTCGGGCAGGACAGGCTGAGGCTTCTTGAGAACTATCGTACCTATGTCGTCGAAGAGGGAACGGGAAACATCATTGACCAACCATTTTCCGTTAGGGATACCCATATCGTAGATTTGCACCGTACTACCCGGAGGCGCCGACCACCTGTGAATATGACATGTAACCGTGATAGTGGCAGACCGCTTACCCTCGTCGTAGTCGTAGTCAATCCAGTCAATCCCATCCGTATCCTCGCTTATGACCATAAATGGTTTGCTCTGGAATAGCCACTTTTCGCTCACGAAGTAGATAGTCCCGCTTACACAAAAGGCTCGCCAGTTAACTTCGTTTGCTAGGCGCTGCATACAATCCCAACTGTTCTCTTTCTGGAGAATCCAGTTTCCTTTACCGGCCGGGTCTTGTGTTAGATTGCCTCTGTAAAACTCATAATCCGCGTTAGCTCCCGTTTGTGGCGTCCAGTTGATCCCGCCACCGCCAATACCAGTACCGGGCCTTGAATTGTTAGCAGCCACAGGATCGCCAGCGTAGTCTCCCGTGTTTTTAGGTCTTTCATCGCCCGCTATGCCGTACGCATTTACGAAGGCATTTCCCTCTGTCCACCACTGAGCATAGGCTGTGCGCAGATCAGCCCGAGGTCTTTGAATATCTGCGGCTAATTGCCAATATGGTAGATTCGGATATTTCTGGTCATAGGGGATAGCCTTCGCGAAGAAATCTCTAGCATCCTGAGCAACATCGCCCGACGGCCCCCAACCCATAGACGGACGCTGTTGGAATACGCCTGCCGAATCTGAACCATCTTGCGCAGTACCAGGCGGATAGTTGTGCAGGCTGCTTTCCTGAATACACGTCATCATAGCGACAACCAATACTTTACGCCTAGCTCCCATTTTAACGCCTTCTGTGAGAACAGTGTCGGCGTTAGAGAGAGCTTCTGGCGAAGCTGTCTCACCCTTTACCAGCAGATTGTAGGCTCTAGGGATAGCACCAATATCAGCATCAGCTATGCCAGGAGGTCTAGCCTCGGGATCAGCGTATTTCGTTCGACCACCTTGAGCATTGACAATAATGTCGCCAGGAAGATAATCGCTTACAGGCTGTTTCTTTCTCAACTCTGGGATGATGAAAGGAATCGTATACTCCTTGACTTCCGCAATCATCCACGCTACAAACTGCGCTCTAGTTATCTTGCTGCGGCTTATGTGCCTCCATGCGTTATAATACCGGAGCGCATTGACGTGGCGATCCTCGAACGTCAGCGTGAGCAAGCGACCCTGTTTGTTTACCGCTACCAGTGTAAACCATAGACCATCCACGTTAACATCGACCTTGCGGCCCAACTTTCCAGATTTCTGAATCGTGCGATCTAGGTCATCATCACACGTTACTGTCAGCGTAGAGGCACCCTCGATAGTCCGTTGAATCGAAGCATCAACGATAGACTCTTCGAGATTGATCCCTGCTTTATTGCGCATCTGCAATTGAAAGCTTTCTAGATCAACATCTCGGAAAGTCTCGAGTTGAGTGTTAACCTTCTGAACCTTGCTAGCAGGCATATTAGATCACAGCCCTATACCGCCCGGCCCGATATTAGGCCCACCGGGCTTGCTGGCTTTCTTGGGAGGAGCCACAACCTTTGTACCCTTGGGAATCGGTTTACGGGGGTTAAAGATTTTGCCTGTAGCATCCTGGAACATCTGCCAAAAATCGGGAGTGCCATATATCTCCTGAGATAGCTGCTTAGGCGTCTTGCCTTTGGCATCCACCACTTTCGTCGCGACTTTCGGCTTAGCAGGCGTAACCAGGACTTTATCATCTACATACTGCATCAGATGAACCGTGGCTCCCTGCCGCATTCTGACGCTGGCACCATTAACCATGTCCCTGATTACATTGTCTGTTTCCCACGTTATGTTCTCGATCACCCATGTAAGGTCAGTTCTCTGCACGGGGCCTGATATCCTAACAGTAGGGGGAGGTGCATTAACGCCAGCCTGCTGACTCATCCTTATTAGCCTCGATATCGGAACTTCCTGATTACCGCCGTCAGGCCACCCGTCGAAAAGAATCGGAACGTCCTGCTTGAATAGCGGCTTACCCTTGAATCTCGTCATACCCACGCGCTTCGGTCTATCCACTTCCTCCCACCCACCGAACCCATCCGTCAAAGCTGAGGAAGTCTCGGCAGCCATGACAGATAGAGTCAACCCGTTACTCGCTGTGAACGTGACCATATAGCGCGGATCGCGTGTAGGCATTACAGCCTCGCCTTACGATCAGTTATCACCCTAGCCACGATTTCCCCGACTTTCTGCCTGTCGAAGTAAATTGGCTGAGGCACAACTGTTATGCGTATTCCGTCGCCAGCCATCGCAGGCACCTGACCATGTGGAAATACTCTACTACTCCCAGGCAATCTAACTAGCTCAGGCCCGCGCTCGCCCACTACATTCCAACCAGACGCCCAACCTCCCATTTGCCTTCTGCCGATAGCCTCCTTAATAAGAGTAGGCCCGAGTACCGGATTAAGAGGCGAATATTTGAGTATCTTGCCAAACAAGCCTAACCCGCCGCCGCCACCACCGCCAACAATGGGAACCCATCTTAGGGTAACCAGTCTCTTCATCCAGAAGAACGCTGCTTTTATTGCGTTAGCGATTGCCTTCCAGTGTAGAGAGATGATTATGACTGCATTTACGTACAGACCGAGCGGCCCCATGACCAGCATAATTATCGCGCTAAACCACCAATAGTTTTGCCTAAGCCAATGGTTTACTGCCTTAACCTGCGTCACCAGCAGAACTAACCCCACAGTGAGTGCAAGTACAGCTATCACGATCCACGTAATCGGATTAGCCAACAATGCGACAGTAAAATTCCATGCAGCCGCACCAGCCGCAACAAGTGGTGGGACAAGCCCCCAGAGAAATCTGGTAAATCTCGCTATGGGGCCAGTATTCTTGAACCTAGTAATCAAGCCGCCGAATCTTCCCGCCGCGGTTCTACTCTGGACAGTCTCCTCCACAAATACATACGCCCACCACGCCTTTATGAGCCTCCAAATAGTTCCTATCAAGCCCCTATCTTTCGTTCCAATGACAGATACCTGCTTCCCAAACAGGAACGTTTGGACGGCTGTTATGGCGGTCGATATAGCCTGTACTATAGCTACAGCTATCATTGTGGATTTGTAAATCGTCCAGGCGCCGATCAATATGCCGAGAGTGGTACCTAGAACCTTCATCGTCCATTGAGTCTGATTCACGATACCAAAAAGCTTGTCAAACGGCCACAGAATAGTCTGAACCGTTTTAACTAACGCAAACCAAATTCCCATGAAACCCTTGAGCGTATACTCAAGCAAGACGAACGCATTGATAATCAGATGCGTACTAGGCGAAAGTTGTCGGTCGAAAACCCTGACTATATCACTAAGACCGATCTGCCTGCCTGCCAAGCCCATCTTGATAAGTTCTTTGTTTATGCCTTGCAGATTCCTGAAGATGAATTGAAATGGGCCTCCTGTAGCCCTACCCATAGCCATGCCCAGGAAGTCCCTGATAACCTGAAGGTTACCATACAGCGTGCCTAAAGCCTGCCTCTGTGCTGCACCGACCCAAGGTGATTTCTCGAGTTCTCGGTTAATCGCCTCGATAGCAACTCTCGCCGGAATACCCATCTTACCGACGTTCTTCATTTGATCTGCCGTTAAATGAAGCTGGTTTATCAGAGCAGAACGAATAGGCACACCGAGTTGTCCTAGACGTGTTACCATGCGCTGCGTGAGCGTACCCTGAAAAGCAAGGTCTTGGTATGCGTTGGAGAGTCGTCTCACAGCCTGCTCAGTTAAGAAGCCGCCTTGCGCCAGGGCATTCATGGTATTTGTCAGAGTACGAACTGTCTGCGCCGCACTAATGCCGGCCTCACTGAATCCCACGTAAATGGATCTGAACGCCTGAGTTACCTGCTGGAAATTGAACGGTGAGTATGCTGCCAAAGTGAACAGTCTGCTCATCGTCTTATCAAGTTCAGCAGGCGGCATCATTGCCCTAAGAGCTACTCTAGCTGACTGTGCCGTGTTCTGATAATCGAAACCTAGCTTAACGAGGCCAGCACCCAGACCAAGCACGCCCAATGTAGAGTAGAACATTAGACGTCTTTCCGTGAACATCAACTGATTATTCAGGAAGCGACTTCTACCTAACTTAGTACTCGCAAAAGCCGCTTGCTCATTCGCCCGAGCAAATCCCCTCGTCACAGTAGAGGCTTCACGCATACCGGCAATATAGCGAGCCATACCCTTAAGCTCGAGGAGAATGCGGATACGATCAGTCTCAGTTACGGCCATCTACCTGAATAATTTCCCCACAGCATTGGCAACTGCATTGGCTAGGTTCTCATCCAGCATTTGCCTGTATTTCTGTGTTCTACCTGCTAGCTCTATCATCATTCCACGCTCGAAGGGATCTGTGGTATTCAAGAATCTGAGGGGATCAAGCCCTAATGCTAATAATTGGGCTGCTACATCAATCCCCTCTAAGTCTCTTCCCCCAATTGCCAGAACTCCACATCCAGATTGGCTTTGGTATTCATCAACCAACGGTTTAGCCGCTCTGAGTGATTCATAATCATCATGTCATTATGACCAAACATACGTCGGACGACCGCCCTAGCTGAATGAACTTCTTCGGCAAACCCAAGCGCCTCAGCCAGACGCTCATCAAAATAAACCGTTTCCCCCGTACCATCAGCATCTAGCGGTATAGGTTCGGTGATAGGAGTTTCCAGCCCTAGCTCCTTTTGATCGGGCTGGACATATATTCCCTGACACAACGTAATCATTGTGTCGATCATCGTATAAAGGTTACGAGAGAAGTTATCCTTAAACTCTCTCATATTCTTGCGAGCTATAGCATCGAGTTCCTTGCCACTTTCGGGCAAACGATATTTGACTCTAAGACCAACACGCTCATAGCCCGTAACTGGGATAAATACTTCTTCTGACTCTTCTAACTCCTTGAGATCCTGCCTCAGAAGATCGACAATCGAAGGCTGCTTGCCTAATTGTACGACGTTTTCTTCTGACTCTTCTGGCCCAACATCAATCGGAAACTCGGTCATTCCTCTCTCCTAACTTACCTTAAGCCATGTGTGGATATCCTGCGACACCTACCTCGATTTCGATCATAGCGGCTGTAGTGCTTTCCGAGTCAGTCTCGGGAACAAGCACTCGCTTGAGAGTACCATCATATTGGATACTCTTTCCGTACTCGTGACCATCTGGATCCATCGGACGTTGTGCAATCGAAACTTTCCCCCTACCCACAGCATTCAACAGTGTGTTGATCTTATCGTGGTCATCATGCCTGTCGTAGAGACGCTGGAGAGTAACGTTGTCGGTCGTCCTTTTACCCCCGAGACTTACCGGAGGCACCATACCACCGGGGTAATATTTAATATCATCTGAGTCAAGAGCACCACCTGACTTCTTATCCCAAACGCCAAGCGGTGTATTGCCAAGATGAACACGGATAATCCATGTATCCTGACGAGTACCCGCAGTTCTAGGCATTTATTTTCTCACCACCCCTCTACGCAATCGACCGCTTGACGATCTGGATGACAATGTATTCTGCGAACGGAGCCATCTTGACATACACAATCGCGTGAAGCTCAAGATTTTGCAGACGCGCTAGTGTATTCACAGATGGGCCAGTATCAACTTGGAATGCATCTTCGGCGGAATCACCAAAGAGTTCTCCGGCATTCCAATGTGTGAGCATCACAGCTGCGAGTGAGTCATGGAATCCGCCGATTGTATGCCCATTTTGACCATCAATCTCCGCAAACATATATGCCTGAGCTGCTTGATTAAGCTCAGCAGACAAAGCCATATAGAGGCGTGCATTTGCGAAGTCAATCCAATTCTTATCCGTGTTAGGATTTGCACCAGAACGGAAGCCATAGTTCACAATGCTCCCGTAGATGTTCCTGACAACATTCACCCTACCACTGTTAAGCTGAGTTCTATTAGCATCGCTCCATGCAGGCTGAGAAAGACCAATAGCGTAGCGAGAAACGCCAGCATCGCCAGCAGCAGGACGATTAGGCCCCAAGGCAGCATCGTTCCTCGCACATAGTCCGGCGATAAGGGTACTAGGTGGAACTGTTCTTGTTGAGCCTGCCGCAAGACCGGGAATAGTGAGCCACGGTGCGAAGCTAGCAGCGAACCTATCAGTACCGGCGGCAGTAGTCAGAGTGCTAACAGAAGGGCTATCTACAAGATCGAGAATAGCCACTCTATTATTGGCGTCGGCGTGACCGATCAACTGAGTATGCCCGGTCGAGGTAGTCCTGCCAGGCGCGAGAACTTGACCAGGGCCGAGATCCTCAGGGAACAGATCAAGCGCAGCTTGCCATTGTGCGTCGGTGATATTCACCCTATCATCTGCACCCGCTGACATTGGAGTAGCGGCTAGAACAGCAGGATCGTTTACGCTCGGCCCCATAGTCAGACGGATATAATTGCTGCCTTGGCTCCAAGCGACAGCTTCGGTCTGATCCAGTAAGTTACCTGAATCTTCAAGGATATTACCACTGAGATCCTGAATCTGGATTACGAAACTACCAGCAATCGTCCCGGTCAGGACAGCAATCCTGACGGTACTAGACCAAGCTCCTGCACCGAGAGCAGTTGCGACAAGCGAGATAGCAGCAGTAGCATCAAGAAGATTGAGGCTACCAGTAGCAGCAGCAGGGCCAACCACACGACCAACATACGCCTGATATCCACCTTCCTTGAAGAATTCCTCCATGCAATCATAGAACACACTATAGGATGTTCTAGCTCCGTACTTCGTTTGGAAATCGTCGATGCTCAACACAACCAAAGCTTGATTACTTGGCCCTCTTTCGGTAAGTCCGACGAGAAAGCCAACTCCAGTATCGGTAGGAACTGAGATTGCAGCTCCGGGAGTATCAAGCAGAGTTACATCTACGCCAGGGCGCGGCACTATTTCTCACCCCCTTCACTCTCAGGCTTTTCCGCAGCTTTCATATCACTAGGCTTAGCTTCTATAAGCTGCAACCCGTTCTCTGTGGCGGTTTCATATTCTTCGCCACTTAAAGTTACAAAATCACCAGGCGCAAGCGGCACCTGCCTATCGCCTACTTCAACGAATACAGCGGCGGCGCCTACATACCTATAGTTTGGCATCTATAGGCTCCTTTACCAGTTCGATGTAAATATGCTCCACCAGACCAAAGCCATAAGGCTCCTCGTCAGGCTCGGCAGGGCCAGCCCACTTAGTAACTACGTCCTCACACTCAACATGGAAATACACGGCTGCTGCCTTAAAGAGCTGATTTTGCGATGGTATAGGCAAATCATCGTAGGACTCCTCGATCCATCTTATTACCTGAGCCAATCCTCCGAGAGATTGCTTATGTACCATTATCGCCCTGACAGCAGCCCCATATACCTTAGATAACAGATTACCGTAACTCTCTGAGGTAGCCGCACATCCCACACCTACACCCAATCTCCAACTAGCATAATATTGGCCGTCCCCTTTTGCTGTGGGAGCTTCCGCAAGACCAGGAGATATCACAACCACCTTAGGCCAATCCTCACCAGGCTGAATATCAAAGGAGTTGCGATTGGTATAGTATTTGGGATACGGTATCTCGCCGATGGGCAAGTCGTTGAGTCGTTCCATCTCCCTGATATATGTGGGAAACCACTTGACCAACTGATTGATAGTAGCTTCCTCTATCTGAGCAGCTACGACGATGTTCTTGAATACAGAATTTGCAGCAGCCATTAGAACAAGGCTCCACCCGAGAATTCTTCTCTCACGATACTTCCCTGCTCGCCATAGCGTATGTGCCTACGGATAATCCTGTTCCATTTTCTTCTATCCCCAATGCCAAATCTGAGGAACGGTCTAGCAGGAACATAATTGCCGCCACCATGCTGGTGAACATGCGCGTATGGCCTTTCCGTACCGAACTCCATATCATATCCCAAAACGTGAAGTATCTGATATGGAGCATTCGGATAGGTCAAGCTTCTATACAGAGTGTTCTGATTACCAAGCGATCCGTAGGTCGGATTGCTTCCTTTTGAGAACAAAATTCTCGTATTGCCCTTCTGTCTGACTGTATCCGGTTTTAGATGTTTCCACGAACCTCCAAATCTACGGCCCTGAGAGCGGAACATAACTCCTTCTGCCAGCATCATCTCTCCGGCGATTTCATACATCGCCGGCCTAAGAGCAAGAGGCTCCGCTTTTCCAGCAGTAAACTGGAATTTATCAGCTACCCTAAAGGCATCCTCAAAGCCAAAGAATTCGTAGACAGGCATTACATCGGCATCGACATTGTGAACGCCCTATCCGTATCATCAATGGGGAAGAAGTCCTCCGTAGACATAACCGCCACAGGCTCAGCAACTCCACCCGCAGGAGGAACAATAATTATCTCCCCATCAACGATTCGCTGCAACAGAAGCATAGCCCTGTCATACAGAATTTGCGCCCAATGTCTCTCATCCATTAATGTGGTTGTCAGAGTCGTCTTATCAAAGAAGAGCTGAGACGCTATCAGCATAGCAGCACATTCACGGATAATATCGGGAGTGGCAGACGGAGTAGTCCAAGTTGCCATCGTTGCAGCAGGCACCACTCCCGATAGATAACCGCGAACTATTCTAGAAACTCCTATCTGGATTGTATCGGTATTGGTATCATCGGCCTTTACAACCGAATCCTCCAGATAGGCATTAACATCTGGTATGCTGGCTAGTATCTCAGAATCAGCCATGCTCTATCACTTCTCTTCTGCCTTCGCTGCTGGCTTAGTTGCCCCCTCTTTGGCGGCTGCTACTTGCTCAGGCGTAACTGCTACACCTGCCTCGGCCATCGCAGTCAACTGCTGCTTTGCGTACTCAGTAGGAGACTGACCCTCAGGAAGTTCTTTCGGGAATGGCGCTTCCCTAACTGCGCCTTCATCTACGAGCGCCTGGAATTCCTCATCGGTAAGTCCAAGACCGCTAGCAGTTACGGTGTCGCCAGGATGGGCTACAGCATCATCCTTTCCGCGAATCTCGCTCCAAGCTTCCATATGTTTTCACCGCCTCTCTGCTATTTAGAACGCAGTCGCGCTGAATGCTGTCTTGATGAGATAACCAGCAATACCTGAGACTACCTTAAGATCGTACTTGAAGGAAGTTCTGATGACGTCAGCTTTGCGAGGCTCTTCACGCCAACGATCCGTAGGCCGAAGCTCACCATTCGGATATGTCTGCGCGAACGTCTTGCCAAACGTCTGAGTATTCAGACCAGGCTGAGGATCCACGATGCCAAGCCAAACATCCTTACCCCATAGATTCGTGATAACCTGCGTGGCCTCGTAGTTCTGAGCTGCGTTAAACTGCGAATTAGCCAGAATAACGTCCCCCTGAAATCCCGTAAGACGCAGAAACGCGTCAGGCTCACTCAGAGAGAAATACTTGAAGCGATCAACGACACGCGGATGATTCTCGATGAAGCTTGCGCCCATCGTCGGAATGACAAGCGTATTAGGATAACGACCAGTGAGCGACCAGATTTTCCGCATACCAGTCAGAATATCGCCAACGGGGTTCGATACGATTGAATACGGATCGCCAGCGGTTACGAACGTATAAACATCCCATTGCTGGTTAGCCGCAAGCGTGACCGTGTTACCAACGGGATATGTCGCGGTATTGCGGACAAGATCTGTAACAGACTTCTCATGACGAAGCATGATAGCGCGAGTAATCAGCTCAGTCGCATCCTGCTCGGGATTAAGCTGCATTGCACCGCCGAACACCGGATTCGCAAGACCGCCCTGAGAAGTAAGCTGCTGACGCTCTTCCTCGAGAACCAGTGTTTGGAGTGAGTGCTCAGTTGTGCTAAAAACATCCTCGCTCCACTTTGCACCACGAACCTCGTGAGCAACAGTACCAGGCGCACGAAAATCCTCGAAGAATACCCATCCCGACCTGTCGAAAACGCGATATCTGCCCGATTGCGTGTTAACGGGAGTTTCAGGCATGACACGCAGACCAACCAAATCTA